GTCGGCATGGACTATGACATCGTTTTCACTGCCGGGACCGTCGATGGAAAAGACCTGACCAGAACGATCCTTCGGACGTTTTCGCTTGAGAATCGAAACACTGATGCCAACGTCACGAAGATCGCAGGGCAGACGGCTAGTGCCGCTGCCCCTGTGGCCTTCCCCGCCGCAATCGCCTCACAAGCGAGCGTTGATACGCTCGCTTCCTACGTCGACACAGAAGTTGCCGCCATCAAGGCGAAAACCGATAACCTACCAACCGACCCTGCAGACGCGAGCGACATCGCGTCTGCTTTCGCTACGGTCAACAACACCTTGGCGGTTATCGCGGCTTACATCGACACGGAGGTCGCGGCCATCAAGGCCAAGACCGACAACCTGCCTACGGACCCAGCCGACGCTAGCGACATTGCCGCCAGCTTCGCTAGCGTCAATGCCGCTCTTGTCACGATAGCGGGTTACATCGACACTGAGGTAGCCGCAATCAAAGCCAAGACGGACAATCTGCCAGTAGATCCGGCAGATGCCAGTGACATCGCCGCGAGCTTCTCGAACATCATGACGTTGCTCAACACGTTGGCTACTTACGTCGATACTGAGGTCGCGGCCATTAAGGCCAAGACCGACAATCTGCCTGCAAGTCCTGCGGCGGTGGGTGATATTCCAACAGCCAACCAAAATCGCGATGCGATTTTGAGCGCATCCCCTGATGGATGGCCTGATGGTTCTATTGGAGATCGAATCTTGATCTCCAACAACAATAACCGAAGTGTCCAAGTCACAGGGGCAGGGTCAGGCCATGTCGCAGCCGATGTACACGCCATGCAACCTAACGTAATGACCGCAGATGCCTTGGCGACAAATGCCGTAACCAAGATCCAAAACGGTTTGGCTACCAGCACAGCGTTGGCCGCCGTGGCGACCAACGTGACTGCCCTAGTCACCCGAATCCCCGCAACCTTGTTTGCGGGGATCACATCGCTAGCCAACTGGCTCGGGGCCATTGCAGGCAAGACCGCAGACTCGACCACCCGCTCGCAGATCAACTTGACCCCAGCGGGGGCAAGTTTCAACGAGACGACCGATTCGCTCGAAGCGATCCGAGATCGCGGCGATGCCGCTTGGATCACCGGGGGCAATCAAGGTACGGGCGCGAGGATCGTCACGATCACTGTCCGAGATTCCTCGGCCAGCCCAGTCGAAGCGGCCACCGTTCGCGTATACCGCGCGGGGGAAACCTACGCTGGGGTCACCAACGCTAGCGGGGTCACATCATTCAGCCTCGATGACGCGACGTTTACCGTCGCGATCACCGCCGCCGGATTCAGCTTCACGCCTGTTTCGCTGGTAGTCAGCGGGAACGTCTCTCAGACGTACACGCTGACGAGTACCGGTGGAGTCACGCCGAGCGTGGCTCCACGCACGACTGGCTTCTGGACCGTGAACGACCTTAACGGGGTCGCTCAGGCAGGGGCGCAGGTGACGATCCAAGCATCGTCACCGCCGCCGGGGTCGACAGGATTGGCGATGGAGGATGCCCCTCGGACGGCAACCGCCGACAACCAAGGGGTAGTCCAGTTCAACAACCTTGTCAAAGGTGCGACGTACATCGTCTACCGAACCGGAAGCTCCCGGAAGTACAACATCGTCGTCCCCAGCACCGCTGGGGACAGCACTCCGATGGGTAGCATAGTCGGATGATTTCATTGCCAACTTCGCCGCAATCAGATAAAATGCGAAAAGCCTCGATGTTAGGTGCATCAAGGCTTTTCTACCCACTCAGACTTATAGGAGTCGTCATGGTTGAGTACATTTTAGTCCACGGAATACGAGTTGCCAAGTCCTTTGAGCCGGAAACCTTTGGCCGTCTGACGACGATTGGGCCGCAGTTTAAGTTGCCTATTGGCAAAACAGGGTCGCGAACTTCGTATCAAGTGTGTGAGTGTAGTTGCGGTAGGGTGACAATAGCTATGACCAATAATCTAAATAGAAACCACACAACAAGCTGTGGATGCCGACGTAAGGACGCAGCTAAAGAACTCAAAACCACACACGGGGAGTCGTCAAAAACTCCGGAATACAAAATCTGGATTAACATGCACACCAGATGCAATAACCCCAAGAATAAAAGCTATGCAGATTATGGGGGAAGGGGCATAGCAGTTTGTATAAAGTGGTCGGGGCCTTTTGGGTATAAAAACTTTTTGGATGATATGGGCCGCAGACCGTCTCCGCGACACTCACTTGATAGGAAAAACACCAACGGCGAATACAGCCCGGAAAACTGCCGTTGGGCTACCCCCAGCGAACAGGCCAACAACCGTCGAAGCAGTCGCGTCCTCACTTACAATGGCAAATCACAAACTCTGACTCAGTGGTCTGTGGAATCTGGCTTGGGCTACTGCACAATCAAAATGCGGCTCAAGCGAGGATGGTCTGTTGAAAAAGCTCTAAACACACCGAGGCAGAAAGGTAAAAAGAAATGCCAGCACTAACTACCCCTGCGGCGGTGGCTAAAATCATCATCGTAGATCCTTCCGTAATCCCAGACCTCAATCCATTTATCGACACAGCTTCGGTCATGGTGGAGAATGTCATAGGCAGTGCCGCTGATGCCACTGTCAAGGAAATCGTAGCTCGCTACCTAACCGCGCATCTCATAGCCGTCACCGATTCCTCCACTCGGATCATCTCTGAGCAGGTCAAAACCCTTCAACAGAGTGTATACTATCGCCTATCGGATGGTTTAGGGATTACTCATTGGGGAACCACTGCCATGATGCTTGATTCCAGCGGCAAACTTGCCGTCTGGAATAACAAGGTGGTCAAAGGCATGGTCAAGTTTGACCTGTTCTGGGCAGGCAAGGAGGCGGCTACGGATGTCACCTACTAGGAGGTTCCAATGTCCAGCCTAATACGCAGATGCCAACGCCAAACCCTGGTCTTTTGGCCCAGGGTTGGCACACAAAAGACTGGCGAACCCATCTGGGGTTCGCCGGTCGAGTACACATGCCGGTGGGAGGAAATGCTCAAGGAAGTGATTTCCAACACCAACACCCGAGTCATGTCTCGGGTGCAGACGATCACGCAAGTCCGCCTACAGGTAGGCGGACTGATGCGACTCGGGACGCTGGCCGACACAGCCTACTGGGACAACCCTAAGCAGAATCCAGACGTGTACGAGGTCATCGACTCGTCGATGACCCCCAACCTGCGGAACACCGAGACTCTATACGAGGCTTGTGGGTAATGAAAGTCACGGTATTAGGGCTTCCAGAATTGGAGAAAGCTCTTGGCAAGTATGCCAAGAGCCTCGGCCATGCTTTCAAGCAGGCCAGCGCCGACGCTGCCGACACATTCCTCCACAGTACCGATGTCTACGTCAAATACGAAACAGGGGCTCTGCGAGCCTCTGGGATCTGGTTCCAGGAGAATGATGGTTTCCATACGGAAACCATCATCGGGTACGGAGCCACTCCAGAATTCCCACACTACCGAGTGTTCCCCTCGGGCCGGACGGTTCTACAAGAACCGGAAAAGTACGCCGCTCGGCAACACGATGAAATTGAGCCTGCCTTGCATCCTGGGACTCAGTGGAAATGGATGGATCATGGGGTTGATTTGTTTCAAAGCATCATGGTCGGCCTAATCGTCGAGGAGATGTCCAGAGTATGACCGGCGCAGAAGCATTAGCAGAAGTGATCGAAGCGAATCTCCCAAACTTGGGATATTCGATCTTTATCAACCACGTCCCCGACGAGCCCGACAACGCGATCCTGATCTACGAGATCGGCAGGGGCCGACTCGAACCTCGCCTCCACCGCACCGGAAAACGCGAGGAGCACCCTCGCGTCGAAGTCCGGGTTAGGGGCGTGGATTCCGCCGCAGGCGGAATCCTCAGGCAAATCTCCGACATGACGGAATCCGTGTACAAATTCCCGCTGGCGGACGGCCAAAAATTGCAAGTCATTACCAAATCTAATACAATAGGATTCTCTGGGCAAGAGCAACAGACCCGGCGATACCACTACGCACAACAATTCCTGCTGACCATTACGGGGTAAACGATGCCTAAGCTGCCTGACGGATTCAAAACACTGATCGCCATCTCTGGGATCACGGCACTTTTCGAGGAAATCGAAGTAACGCCACCCGAGTTGGACGCCAACGGCGTCATCGACCAGACCACGATGCGGAACACCCGCTATCGAACCAACCTCGGCAAGAAGCTGGTCACCTTTGGTCCTAGCTCTATTGTCGTGGCCTATGACCCTGCGGTCATCGGCCAGATGCACAACATCCTCGGCCAAAACCGATTCATCGTCATTACCTTTCCAGATGGAGCCGCTTTGAGCTTCTACGCCGTCGTGAACAAGTTCACGCCGGACGCACTTAAAGAAGGTGAACGACCGCAGGCTACTTTGGAATTGATTCCAAGTAACCTGTCAACCGCCGCAACCCCAGTCGAAGCCGCTCCGGTCTTTGCCACGGGAACCACGGCTACCACGACCACCACGACGCTTGCTCCGTAAGCGTCTCGACACTTGTTTGTTTCAGGCGAACACTTGTGTTCGCCTTTTTTTTAGCAGAAGGGTGACCTGATTATGTCCGAACCAGTAGTACGTGTCTCAATCCTCCGCAAGTCGCAACCTGTCGAACTCGAAATCACCGAGGGTGAATACGTTCGCTACTCCGTCAAGGAGATGAACGGGGCACAGCGGGATGAATACTTCAACAAGACCGCAAACCGAACCACTCGCGATGCGAGTGGTGAAGTCATCGGCATGAAAGACTACAAGGGGCTGTACAGCACCTTGCTGTCGTTCTGCCTCTACGACGCAGACAATAAGGCCATTCCGGAATCGAAGATTCAGGAATGGCCCGATACGGCGCAGAAGGCTTTGTTTGAGGTCGCTCGCGACCTCAACGGACTTAACGCCAAGCAGGGGGACGACTCAAAAAACGATTAACGCCAGAACAGTACCTTTGGTACAAACTGGCGCATGAACTCGGATGGCCCGTATCGTTGATTAAGCAGTTGACCACGGTGTCTGAATTTGACGAATGGCAGGCGTACTTTGAAGAACGCATGTCCTATTCAGACAAGTCAGACTACTACGCTGCGGCTACGATACGGGCCATTTTCGCTTCCCAGGGAGCGAAAGTGTCCCGCAACGTGGGTGACTTTTTGTTGGACTTCAAGACACCGAACACTCGACAAACCAACACCCAAGACTCGCGAAGCACTTGGTTTCGCATTTTAGGGATGGAACAGGAGACTGAGTAATGGCCGAGCGAGAACTGCCTCCAATCCGTGTTCGGATCTTAGGTGATGCTAGCGATTTCGATAAGTCAATCGCCAGCATCGCAGACAAAGTCACCGATCTCCAAAAGAAGATCAAAGAGGCGGCTTCGTCTGCGGTCACCGCCTCTGCCCGAGCCGAGGAAAACGCGAAGGCGGCCCAAAGACGAGCCGACGAAGAGCATAAGATTCGTATGCAAGGGATCGAGCAGCAGAACGCCACCGCAACTAAAGCGATGGTGTCGAAGGCTCGGTCTGAGATTGCCGCCATAGATAAAAAGAGTCAGGCGGAATATCAAAAGATACAAAACCAAATCGCGAATGACGATAGGGTCGCCAAGCTAGAGCTACGTCGGCTAAACTCAGCCATCAATGACGACACTCGCAAGGCCAACGCTGAGATTCTGCGGACGCAAAAAAAGTCGGACCTAGATCGACTCCGCGCGCAGAACACCATAAAAAATCAGAATGCGTTGTCCGCTCAACGAGTCGTCAATCTCCAAAACAAGGGGACAGCCGACCTTCAAAGAATCTACAATAAGATCAACAACGACAATCAGTTGTTTGCTCAAAAGCAACTACAAGAAGCCGCAAAGCTAGCTCGAATTAAGCAGCAGATGAACAACACCGCTGCGACACATGCGCAACGCATGTTGATTCTCGATCAGCAGCTAATCGCCTCGTACATCCGAGCAGGCAACATACAAGCAGCCGGACAACAAAAGGCGACTAAGCACACCCAAGACATGCTCAAGATGCAACAGCAACTTGCGGACATGCAACGCAAGGCGTCACAAGACGCATCTATGCACTTGCTCAAAGAACGCAAGATCCGATGGGAGATGGCGAGGGATGAAGCCGCACACAGACAGCGAATGCGGATCGAAGAAGAAATCCACCAGAAGCGAATGAAAAGTCGCTTCTACACCACGCAAGCTCCTATACCAAAACCAGCACAGAGGGCGGCTGCGCAGCCTGCTATGTTCCCCTCAGGCGGGGGACTAGGTATGGGCCTTACGGCTCGCGCTGACATCTACATGCACGCCAATGCAATACGAGCGTTGGTTTCCTCTGGTCAGGGGATGTTGGATCTGTATGGCAATATAAAGATGGCCGAGGCGGGGCTGTACGCATTCACAGGGAATGCCCAAGCTGCATCTACAATCATGGCCGAGATCAAAGACCACGCCGAGAAAACTTCGTTTACTCGGCTTGGGTTGACCGAAGCTACTCGGAACATGATGTCGTATGGACTCTCGGCGAAGTCCGCGCTGGAACACATGAAGATGCTCGGTGATGTTGCCGGGGGTAGTGAGCTTCGGTTCGACAGACTATCGTTTGCTATGTCCCAGATCACCGCCAACGGTAGGTTGCAGGGGAACGAACTGCGACAGTTGACTGAGCAGGGCTTTAACCCCTTAGAGACTATGAGTCGAGTGACTGGTAAGTCAATGCTTGAACTGCGAAAGCTCATGGAAGCCGGTGCGATCTCAGCCGATCTAGTCACCGAAGCCCTTAGGATGGAAACTTCCGCAGGTGGAAGATTCGCCAACATGCAGAAGATCATGGCGAACACACTTCCGGGCCTTCGTAACCAACTTAAAGAGACTATTCAGAACTTAAAAATAGGGTTCATTGCCTCACTTGAGAAGGATCTCATTAAGGCTTTGAAGTCGGCTATTGGCTATTTGAAAATGTTCGAGAAGTATCTACAGACTCCAGCCGGACAGCAGATGGCTGCGAGGATGGTCAATATCGCCAAGAACGTGTTCGTGGCTGTATTGGCTTTTCATACTCTTGGGTTTGCTATGGCGAGTTTGGCGTGGTGGAGTCAGTCCGTGTTCTCCATGCTCAACCGAATCGTTTCTGTGTTCCGCGCATTGGCTATGGGCATCTCGTTGCTGGTCAGCATAGTCACAAGTCCCTTCGCTTTGATTGTAGCTGGAGCAGTAGCCGCCGGTCTTGCCGTCGCCTACATAGCCGCCCAGATTTGGGGGCCGGGATCGGTCTACGATGCGTTCCTAAATTTGTACGCCACGGTCGCATGGTTCTTTGATTCTGCTACGGGGTTTCTGTATAACTTCGGCCATAACTGGATGGTCATCAGCAAATGGCTTCTGGCTAATTGGAGTGCCATCATACCCGACATGATGGACCTGACTATGCGATTCTTCGGAGCGATGCTCAACAATGCTTCGGTCGCCTTTAGGGCTGTGGCTCGCCTCATGGTTGTTTTCTCCACTTGGCTTGTCGATACTTGGTATTCGTTGTTCGACGGTCGCATCTACGAAGCTATGGTTTCAGGCTTCATCAAAATCTTCACTTGGCTCGAAGATAAGTGGAAGAAGTTCGGTTCGTTCATGTCACGAGTCTGGGAGAACTTGTTCGACCCAGGTGCGTTGTACGACGTTCTGGTCGAAGGCATGGGCATCGACGCAACCGCCGCTGCCATGACCCAAGACATCCAAACAACCCTTGACAAAGGGTTGTTGGAAGGTGTCAAAGGTGTGTTAGAAAGCGAATTCGCCAACATGCAAACCGGCTTGGAAGGATTCCAAGCCAGTACGCCTGAACTGACGGGATTGAAATTCGACACACCTAAAATGCCTGCGCCCCCGAAGGCCCCTGAATTACCCGACGCTGCGGCTTACTCAGGCCCCGGCTTCGGGAGCTTCGGAGCGGGAGGCAATGCGAGTTTCAAGGCGACCGAAGCGATGTCAGTCACCGGGTCCGATTACAGCAAGCTGCTGGCCGAACAAGCGGGTCGCATGGCGACCCCGAAAGCCAACCCACAACTCGCAGCGCAGAACAAATCGAATGATTTGCTGACTTTGATTTACAACGCGCTGAGAGGCGCGCCGCAAGTGACACTACAACCTGCTAGTGTAGCAGGCCCAGGAGCGACCCCGTAATGGTGACCACACTCGTCGGTTTGCGCAGTCAGTCGATGACCCGAGACGAAGAAGGGCATCGCACCTACAACCTGTCCTGGCTCCTGAGGACAAGCGACTATTTGGACGGACCCGAGACGGTCTTGCAGACCGTCAACCTGTTGTTCCCTGTAGGCTCTGCCTACAGTTTGGACAACGACTACGACCCTTGGGCATTTTGCACCCCCGATCTATCCATATCGGTTCACCAAGATCTACAAGAAGGCGATCCCTGTCAGAGTTGGATTGTGACCAACAAGTTCACAACCAAGCCTATGACAAGGTGCAACAACACGCAGATCGACAACCCGCTGTTGGAGCCATACAGCATCTCAGGCGACTTCACGCATGTGAGTCGCGAGATGAAAACCGACCGCTTCGGGAAGCCCCTCCTGCACGTCAACTTCGAGCAGATGATCGGACCCGAAGTCGAAGAAAAGATCAGCTTCCCCTCAGTGACGATCTCCTTCAACTCAGCGATCTTACCTCTGAGTTTGATTACGATGCTGCTCAACAAACTCAACGACGCGCCACTTTGGGGTTTCCCAAAGCGGTGCGTTCGGTTTGTCGATGCGAAATGGGAGCGTGTTTTGTATGGGAGTTGTTTCTACTACTACAAGATCAGCTACACGTTTGAGACGAACTTAGAAACATTCGACAAGCTCATCCCAGCGGTTGGAACCAAAACTTTGGTTCCAAGATCCTTACCGTTCCTTCCGGGCAGCTACGCTGTCCAGAAGGACGTACTCGGGGAGAACGAAGGGCCGGTCGTATTGAATGTCATCGGAGCGAAAGCCGATCCCAACAAACCTGCTTACATCGTAGACGCTGACGGGCAGAATTTGAATCCGGGACAAGGCAGCCTAGATGGCCCCTTGATCCAAAAGCGAGAACTCGCCCACGAATCCAATTTACTACTTCTCGGAATTCCAACCTCAATCAACTAACATGGGCAACAAACAAGAAGAACAAGTTTTCCGCACAGTAGGCTCTCCCAAGGCGGACGACCGTTTCACGGTCGTCCTGCACGCGCACTACTTAGAGTGGGACACCGGAGCTACTACCGATGTCAGGTGGGCCTACGACCGCCTGACCCCCACAGGCAAGGGCACATGCACCCAACTGACGCTTCGCGTTCAGCCGGGGAGTCCCACAGCCATTGTGATTCCTGGGTTGGATCTCGATAAATGCGAAGTCGTGTTGGGGCATAAGATGCCCCAACTATCGCCGAGGGCCGACTTGGCCGATTCGTTCGCCCAAGAACAACGTCGAAACGAGATCGAAATCTGGGATTCCGAAAAAATGGTAGGAACCATTGGACCCGATAGAATGATGTTCGGCCAATTCAAAGGCCCTTTGTTTGCTAAATGCACCAGAGCCACAGCTCTCCTACACATAACAGCGGCCCCTGTCTGATGGACAACAAGCATTACGTTCTGACCGAGAAAGATCGTAGGGTACTAGACAATCTCCACGGAGAATCCAAAGCGGCCCCTCCCCCTGCGATGCTTCCAGCATCGCAGGGCCAGTACCTAGCCGCACCCGATGTCTATTGGGCACTGCCCCCCTGTGAAACCGGATTGCCTGCGGCGACCCGGCTATCAGACGGCTCGGTCAGGCCGGGGCTTGCTAGGTGCTGCTTGTACAGATCGGATGACGATCTGGACAAGCTCGTACCGGTGCTAGATCCGACTGGTATTCCATTTCGTATCGAAGTCCGTAATCACTACTTCCGAGTCGGCAACGACTTCGTTCAAGTGTGGCGACACAAGAACGGAACCTGGACGAACGAGCGACCTGAATTAGTCTCCGAATCGACGGCCACCACAACAACAGTCGCCCCCAACGCCGTCGCTGTTGATCCCCTCTGCCAAGGGGAGTGCATCTTCATCGCCGGAGCGGCGACGGGCGGGGGCTTTGCTTGGAAGTCGCCTGTCGGCGGGTGTGCCAACACCACAACGACGACTACGACCACAACGACTACCTCGACCACGACGACCTCGACCACAGCCACTACGACGACCGCTGCCCCTGTGATTCCTTGTGAGTCTGTGAGATGTCGACTCAAGTGTGTGGCCGCCACTACCCCCGCGCCGGGCGGAACCACTTCGTGGCCGCCTGCGCCGAGTACGGGGTATGTGTATCAAGTCATCGGCACAACCTGCGGACCTCCTTGTAGTTGCTTTGGAGCGGGTGACCCTTGCTTCTACCTCAACGGGGAGATCGACAGCCGGTGCGTGTACGTCGTGACCACGACGCCCGGCCCTACGACCACCACGACCACGGGCGGCCCTATCAACGGCCCCCAGACTTGCAATATCGCCAACGGCCTGCTCGGATCGCCCGTGTCCGGGACGTACCGAGCGGCTACCGTAAAAGGATACGCCGCCGGTTGGATCATCTGCCAAGATTGCCCGACCGGGGACTTCCCGCTGTTCCCCCGAGGGTCGATAGATTCTATCGACCCCGATCCCAACGGGCCTGTCGTGGTACACGACAGCCCTTGCGGAAGGAACCCCTGTTCTATGAACGCCACCTTGTACACCGAGGGTAAGGCAGTCTACCGAGCATTCTCTCTGACCGACCAGCAATGGTTCTGGGGCAACAAGCCCAATTCCGACCAAATCATCCAATACGACAACGAAAAGTGGTTGGCGAATTGGCGAGTGTGCCAACAATGTGGGCCGGGTTTGCGTCCCGCAAACCCGCCTGCTCCGTGGTTGTTTTTCGATGCTTCGGAAAACCAAAATGGGGTGTCCCTGAGTTCATCGGACGGGATGTACCGGTACGAGACATCATGCGTAGCGGGGCCTCCATGCGATGCCTGCGAACTTTCACACATCGGAGATTTGGTTGGGACTACGACCAGCACCACATCGTCCCCAACCCCACGGCCCACAAGCACGCAACCGCCTTGCGGTTGCGAGCCTCCGACTTACTGCCCCGCCGCATCCGGAGAGTGCGTTCGCACTCTCTGTAGGCCCGGAGGGGCGGCCTCGGGCACGCCTGCGTGCCCGACGACGACCACGGGTCCGAACCAATGCTGGGATGGAAGAAAAGTATGTGTTTGTGGAAGCACTACTACGACAACTACTACGAGTGGACCGACCAGTACCCTGCCTCCAGGCGGCTGTGGAAACTGTCAATGGGTTTCGGTAACCCGAGCAGGACAGACAGGATTTTTCTACGTTTGGCATCTTACGTCGGGTTGTGCGTCAGGTTGTTTCTGCCCCGATGTTTTAAGCTCTCCGACTTCCTGCGGACAGACTACTAGCTCCCCCTGCGGACTCTCCCCGTCCCCTACGACATCCACAACGGTCGCGCCTACTGTTGGAGCCTGTCGTGGAAGCTGCGTGTGGTACACAGCCTACGATCATCGCTACCCAGGGGAAAATAGATTGATGTGGGAGTTTGCTAGGGGTGTATCTACATGCTCCTCGGAATGGACATATCCCGGCGGTGTTGTGTCTTACGGTTGCGGTTGTTCCTGCCCTGCCAGAACTCCTAATTCAATCTGCGATGTCTTTGAGGGTCGATGCTTGGAACCTCCCGTCTCATCGATATGGCCTATCCCCGATTGTGACAACAATGGCTATGTGGAATGCGCCTGCTGTACAACACAGGCTTGTGACAAGTCTTGCGTATTTAAGGGGAACGGAACAGGCGGTTGGACAAAGATAAACGACCCCTGCCCCACTACATGCCCATGTCCACAGTACCCAGCAACAGCCAGTGAGTCTGACTGTGATATTCGTAGCTACGTCTGCGGTTCGGTCATACCGACCACAACCACAGGCCCTTCAACCACTACGTCTACCACGACCCCAGGTCCGGGGGCTTGTTGCTTCAACGGGGGTTGCGAGTTCGTGTCGTTCGCCACTTGTCGGACGTACCGTGGTACGTTCCAAGGGCAAGGTGTCACCTGCGTGAGCATCACATGCCCGACCACTGTTCCTCCTACGACAACCCAACAATACGGAGCGTGCTGCCGACCCAACGCCGGGTCGCCCTCAGTGCTGTGTGAGCAGAACGTCTCGAAGTCATACTGCGACTACTACCAAGGCAGTTCGTGGTACTCGGGGCAGACTTGTGCGCAAGCTAACTGCATACCAACTACCACCCAAGCCCCTCGCGGAAGGTGTTGTGTCTACCAGTATGGAGTATTCCAATACTGTATAGACGACATCCTTGAAGCGTCTTGCTCCGTCGACGGTTTCACGCCCCCCGGTAGTTTTTCCAAGAACTGGGCGCAGGGGCAATCCTGCTCCGCAGGTTGCCCCGCGCAGCCTACGACAACCACCACTACGACAACCACGACCACTACCACAACGTCCGGCCCGGCCCCGTGTGCCGGGGCCGAGTGTACGTACCAGTCGCTTGATGGGTCGACCTGGACTCTGATGCAGGGTTGCACAGCACCTTGCAACTGCCCAACCCCTGCGAACCCACCCGCATTTGAGGGTGACGTAGCCACCCTCAACTGCGTCAGCCCCTAAAATTTGCAAGCCAAGAGACACCCTGTAGAATCAGGGTGTCTCTTTTCTCTAGCGGGAACCCAAATGACAAAACCATTCTTGACGGTCGCAATGGCGACCTACGACGACTTCGACGGCGTTTACTTCTCGATCCAAGCCCACCGGCTTTTGCAGGATGCCTCGGACTGCGAATTCATCGTTCTGGACAACAACCCAGACGGCGAACACGGCAAGACCACACGGGAGTTTGTGCAAGGAATCGCACACAACGAGCGGATTCGGTACATTCCATTTACCGAATCCAAGGGCACTACGCAGACCCGAGAGCGGCTTTTCCAAGAAGCTGAGGGTCAGTACGTCCTAGTCACCGATCCCCACGTCCTTGTGCAAGCCAACGGCTTGCACAAGCTCAAGGAGTTCCTTCGGAACTCCGACCCCGAAATGCAAAAGAACCTGTTCACCGGCCCCCTGCTCTATGATGGCCTGAACTATGTTGCCACCCACTTCGAGTGTATGTTCCGAGATCAGATGGAAGGGGCTTGGGCGACCGCCTGGAAGCATCCAGACGGTACGCTAGTCGTAACGTCCCCATCCCCCTCCCAGACTGTCCAGATGCGTCCTCTGCATCCTGAGGGACTCGGGGAGTGGATCGCCACGGATATTCCGTGGCCGGGCCACGAAAAGGCTTTGATGGCTCGCGGCTACAAAGTAGCCGGAATAGACTCGAACGACCCACCATTCGAGATCCCAGCCCAAGGGCTGGGACTCTTTTGCTCGTCAAAAGAGCATTGGCTAGGGTTCAATCCCGACTTCCGAATGTTCGGGGGCGAGGAATGCTACATCCATCGGAAGTACAGAAACGCAGGACGGAAGGCCATGTGCCTTCCGTTCCTCAAGTGGGTACACCGATTCGGGAGAGTCGGTGGGCCGAAGTACCCGCTGACGATGGAGGGTAAGATCCGGAACTACCTTCTCGGATATGACGAACTTAGCCTCGACCGAGAGCCGATTCGCAAGCACTTCGTAGATGAAGTCAAAGTACCGCAACAGCGGTACGACGTGATCGCCGCCGACCCTAAGGCGTTCTCGCCTTACGTCGCGCCGACGCAACCACAAGTCGATGCCATCGGAACATCGAACCTCGGGCTTCCCTTGCCGGTTGGGGTCGAGAACCTCGGCCAAGTGGCCGAGTTTCTCCTCAAGAACCCCCGCGACTTGGATCAACACATCAACGCATTTATGCGTTGGACACTCAACTGCGATGTCGCAGTTGAGATCACCAAGCGGCGGGAAAGCTCCGCTTTCCTGCTCGCTGCCTTGGGACGCAAAGTCTGCCAAGGCAAGTGCAACAAAGAAACCTGCGACAAGGCAACCTGCAAGCAGGTTGCCGAACTGTTCTCTTGGCAAGAAGAATCGGACAGCCTCTTGGGCATCCTCCAAGAAGCTGTCAAGATTCACCAAGGCCGACCGCTCAGCTATACGGTTACCATCGCCGATCTGACCGAGCCTGTAGGCGAGATCCCCGAGGCCGACTTCCTGTTCCTCGATACTCGGCACACCGGCGAACGCCTTCAATTGGAACTGGCTACATACGCGCCCATGATCCGCAAGCGGATCATGGTCCACGACACCGCCCTGTACGGGCTTGTCGGGGAAGGCAATACCAAGGGCCTTTGGTGGGCCATCAAGGCATTCATGGCCGCCAACCCAGAATGGTTTGTCGCTGAACACAACGATGCTCAGTACGGTATGACCGTACTGAGTCGAGTACCTGAGGATCGTCCAAAGGACGATACGAAGCCTTGGCCCAAAACCGACAAGGATGGTAATCCTTGCGGTTGTGGGACCAACCTGAAAGGCTGGCTCAAGAAGATCGGCATCGAGGCTACGCCTACTTGCTCTTGCAACGCAAGAGCAAAGGCGATGGACTTGCAAGGCCCCCAATGGTGTAGAGACAACATCGAGACGATCTTGGATTGGCTAAACGAAGAAGCCACCACGAGGAATCTTGGTGGCTTGTTCTTCCGACCGGCTGTCAAGCTGGTTGTGCAAAGATCGATTGCCAAAGCCGAGAAGGATGAAGCCGCAGGCAACTGCGGCTAGTCCGATCCCAACCGGGTCCACGCCGGAGGGGGTGTTGTGGGGGATACGTTCTGCCTGTAGTACGCCTCGATCTCTCGGCGAGTCTCGATGTAGAACTCGTCGTAGACGGCTTCCAATGGCTTGCCCGACACGCTGTGTGGGCAAGCATCCCAAGAGGATTCGCAATCGAATCCTCTTGACAAGCCTGACCAGTGCTGCTCGCCTTCGGCTCCCCACCTATAAACATAGGTGGGGAGCGTCGGCGTTGCTCGCTCACCCCCGAAACGAGTCTTGAGTTCTCCGAGAAACATTTGATCTTGGCCTACGTTCTTGCGGTCGGGGAACAGACCGCCCCAAGGATCTAGGCACTTCCGGTCGAACGTGATGCTTGACCAGAACCGACCTTCGGTCGGTTCGACGTTCAGTGAACCACCAAAGGTGGTGAACACCTTGTCGGGATAGGTCCATAAAGCTCCGGCCCCGTAGTGCCACGCCGCATGTTCGAGATGGTTTTCGGTGAACCCGTCGTCGTCATCCCAGATGGCGACGTGGGTGAAGTCGAGAAACATTCCCATACGTTCCAAGGCGTAGTTGTACTTTGCCGCAATGCTTGGGAATTTATCGCCTTCGTGCGGTCGAATCAGATGGACTCTACGACCCCAGGCATACCAATTCGGAGCGAGTATTGCAGTTCGAGCTGTTTTTGGGCGATCATCAATGATCGCCAACGTGGCGTTCTTGTAGGTCTGATCCAAAAAGCACCTAAGTGCGTTTTGGATCGTTTCGTGCCTGTGGTTCCACACAGGCATCAGACACAGAAAATGCGGTCTGGTCATTTACAAAATTCCTTTGGATGGATGCAGATTGTTTTTTGAACAAGAGGGACTTCGTATCGGCAGATGCCTTGTCGTTGAAGCACTGGGTACTGGATGCCAGGAAACGGCTGCCGAGGCTCGCACTTCTGCCCAGGCTTGGTTTTGAACGACACCGTCTGGGTTTCCACGGACGGGTGGTCGTACTCGCAGACCCACGCGCCCGGCTCGATAGCGAGCAGGGCCTTGTGGAATTCCCGAACACTGAAAGTACGTTTGGCATCCTGCATCCTCTGTGCTTTTTTCAGAAGCCTACGCTGCA